ATCAGACTCTTTATACTGATCAAACTGCACCTTCAAACCAGGTGAATCATCTTTGGACTTCGGTCCAACATACATTTATGAATTCGGGAAATCTCACTGCCGAATTGGAAGTTTACATTTTTAAGTCTGCTCAAGACATTGATAGTAATGATGCTCCCAGGGATGCTAAGTTAGCCTGGGAATATGGTGAGCAAATTAACAGCGCTCCTGGTATTGCTGTTGATGGTGTTACAACCATTGGCAAGAAACCGACCGATGTTTCGTCGCGTTTTTATGTTTCCCGTTTTTGGAAACTTATTGGTACGTGTGCCGTTCAAATGAAACCTGGAGAAAGTTTCAAGCATTATTTCAGGCATCACTACAATAAACCCCTTATGCAATATATGTTGCACGGTGACACTGCTGCGGTTGTTAAGGATCATTGTTTATCCTTTGTGTATGTGCTTAAGGGTCAGGTTGTCGGCAGTTCTCTTGACGCAACTATATCGACTGGAGATGCTCAGATCTCCGTTGTGAGAAGTCTCAAATACAGCGCATCTCAGGGACAAAACGTTCGTCCCCGTGATATTCTTATCAACGCTGATCTTGGTCAGATTGCTGCTGCTAATCAGATCTTCATTAATACTGATACCAGTACTCAAGCTACTGGCTACGTCGAAGACCAATAAACGCTATAGCTACCGCCGCGTTTTTCCCATTCCTGTAGGTACCCTTAACAATGAATGTGTTAAGACATAAACCGCGTAGCGGTTTCATCGCGGATAAATTTGCTGTGTGGACTGTAGGGGGGACCGCGGAGACGCCGCTAGGCGTCTGGAGTGGTGGGTTCCAGCAGTTCGGAGCGCAGAAATTTAGAGCACTGGGTGGTAATTAGACATATAACTAAAGCTATATGTCTTTAAGTCATTTTATAATTCTTTTATGATCCATCTATCCTCTGATAAGTCTTCTGGCTTGTCCGGAGGATAATTTGCGAAAACAAAAATATGTGGCGAATTAAACGCTTTCACACCCGTTTCGTATTTGGTGTTGCACACAAGCCCGTTTTTAATGCTTTCAATGCTGCTATATGATATATGTCCCCTGGTGCTTCTTGGTAGATCCCAGATCACACATTTACAGTCGTCCATATCGTTATTAAAAACCAGGTTTATTAAATCCCCCTTTTTCCCGCCGTCGCAAAAAAGGCACCGGTGCTTGATCACCATATATTTCACAAAGGCACTCTTGCCAATGCCACCTTTGCTTTCCCAAAACCAGTATACGTGTCTTTGATCCGGTATACCTAAGAATATATTCTCTATATCCTTTTGCCAATCATATAAATCCGAAATTATGTTTATCGGTTTCGGGAATCCTTTGGTCCAACGGCCCCCGTCGGGTTTTCGGGTTTCATCTTTAGTTTGATACTCGCCGTCTTGTAATTTTAATGGATAGAAACGCCCGGATTTTTCTTTGTAAAATTGGGTGTCTCGATGTTCGGTTTTGAACATTACCATACCCTGTAAGTGTTCCTTATTTGTGGTAGGGCAGATTTCTTCTTGGAAGGCGTATTTTGTTGCGTGCTTATCGAAATAAGCAAGAAGCCCGCCTATGGTGGCTTCAGTGTAGTTGAAGATCGTAAAAAAATGGTTTTTCCTTTTGGGAACTTGCCCATTTTTTGCTTTAGGGGAGGAGGAATGACTATTACCCTCCTCCCCGCCTAACCCGCCTAAATCTGTCATTATAAGGTCTACCCAGAAATTATTCTCTATATCCTTTTCTTTAGGCAATATATACTATATGCCAAAACGTGGTTCAAAAGGAAAAGGTCGCCGAAGGCTTCAGCCAACTATGGCTGCGATGATGGGAAGCACTCTTGGTGCTGCTGCCGCTGCTGGTGCAGCGCACGTTGCCACAACTTTCGTTGGTGGTAAGAAGAAGGGTCGTGGTCCTGATAAGAGACCTCGTCAACCCCGTAACAATTTGCGTGGAGCGCCTAATCCGATTCGCCGCGCAAATACCGAAGGTTACATTCCCGCATATTCTAAGGTGATCGGGAATTCTAAGCAGGGATTATCTTTCACGGAGAAGATTCAGAAGATAATTAATCCTCCTCAGACAATTTTGACAAACACTACTGTAAAATTGGAGGCGACAAGTGGTCGTCAAAGTGTTACTGCTTACACTGTCAAGAATGATTCATTGAACCAGTTTTTTAGTTTAACACAAGCGTTGCGAAGTGATGGTGCTAATCAGACTCTTTATACTGATCAAACTGCACCTTCAAACCAGGTGA